TACAAAACCTACTTGGTTCTAAGTTTTATGATGGTCTTAAAGCACGTATTTTAGCAAATACTCTATCGGTTGATGAAACAAATTTAATAAATGAGTTTATTGCTCCGTTTTTATTAAACCAAGCAGTTTGGCGTATACTACCTAATATTAAATGGAAGTTACTTAATAAAAGCGTTCTTTCTCCATCAAGCGAAACTGCTAATACAATTTCATTAGAAGAGTTTCAATACTTACGTAATGATCAATTGAATACAGCAACCTTTTATTCGGACAGGTTACGCAATCATCTTGTTCAATACAATTATTTGTATCCCGAATATGTTTCTCCAGATTTTAAAGGAATTGTTCCAGATCGTAATGAACAGGCATCATCACAGTTTTCAATGCCTTCAACAAATACATACGGTCCAATAATTTACGGACGAAGATCAAATTGGTGTTATGAAGATTACCCGGTTGTATACCCAGCAGGAGGAGGTTTATAAACCTACAAAAGCTACAGAACGTAACATTGAAAAGCTACGTTTATTCTTTAATAAAAGCAATAATCTAAGGCCATCTAATAAAACTAGATGACCTTAAATACTTTTTATAAAGTATCTTATATTTAGTAAATTTCGTTTTATTAGAAATAAAAAAAGAGAGCGTGCTTTCATTTGGATTGAAAGGCCGAAAGTTTGAACCAATCGCTAAGTTCAAATTCCGTTTCGGCCCAACCTAATTCCTTATAATCATGGTACTGTTGTTTAGGTCCGACTATGTAATCAACAGTACAGTATCCGTCTTCAATTACAACATAAGAAATATAATCGGGATCTGCTTTACCGTCAAACAGCTCATAAAATACAAGAATATTTTCATCGGCATTATAACCAACAAACTCGTAAATATTGCTAATGGCGTTAATAAATGAGGTATGCTCTTCTGTCATGTTTTTATTTTATATATGAAATTTAAAAAAGGTTTACGACGGGTTTAAACATGGGTAAATCTTTGTTACCGCCTTTATCTTCAATTGAGTTACTTGGAATAAAACGTATAGGGCAATTTAACTCTTGAAGAATAACTTGTTGATTAATAAACTTATTAATTGCTATCTTAGCAAAATGTAATAATTCCTCTTCGGATTTAAATTTTTGAGTTGGTATGTTTTTATTACGGATTGCAAGTCTTTGTATTAAATCCTCTAGGGATATATGCATATACTCAACTTCATATTCATTGGGATACTTATTAAACAGCTCTAGTTTAAATGGTGTGCTTCCGGGTATAACTCCAGAGTTAAAGTAAAGTTTTTCAACACCAAGCTCTTTTGCCTTTGCCACAGCCATTTTTACATCGTTAAGTGCTAATTGTTTTTTATAACACATAAACTCGAGTTGGCGATGATTACCAAAGTAACCAACGTTATTTTTTACGTATAAATCATTACGGTTATTATTATACGGTAGGGTTAAAACGTGATCATCAATACTTATTTGATGTTCAAGTATAAGGTTTTTTACGTAGGTTGATTTACCAGAAGCATGTGGACCACAGATGTGTATGATTTTCATTTTACAAATATAATACAAAAATTTTAATTTATATATACAATGAAACTTTAAGTTTATAAGCCATATAAAAATATATTACTTAGAATGATAAATACTATAACATCACGTCCTATTGGCTTAGAAACTTGGAAACGGTATACTGCTTACATACATCGGATTCAAATCACGAAGGGGTGGGAAAAAAAATGCTTTGTGCTTTTGCCATTAAACAGTATTGATAATCGTTTTGAGTTTATTGAAACAGTTTTATTTGAGGTTTATGACTCGAGTACTATGTGTGAAAATTCAAAGCTGCCACTTTTAAAATACATTGAAAATACTTTAAACGTTATTTATAAAACCGATTGTAATTATAAAATGTATGTAAACTCAATAGCCGAAGAGCATAAAATTTTAATTCCCTGGAATTTAAATAATAAAAATAAAAATACCATTTATTGGAAAGACTACTTTTCTTCATATGAGGTAAAGGGATTTAAACAGCATAATTATGTAATCGATTCCCCTAATAAGGATGATTTAAATTTACCGGGTTATATTAAATTGGAATATTTAAAAGAGCGTAAGGGTAAATCTGTTTATAGATTAAAAGATATACATCAACTTGAAAAATGATTGGATGACACAAAACTGGAAACAGTTACAACAAGCAGCACGTAATATTTCACAAAATAATGTATTATGGAATGATTTATTACAGCACTGTGTAATTGATTTTCTTGAAAAACCAGAGTCACAAAATATTATTGAAAATGGTTACGCAAGATTTTATATTGTACGTATGATGATGAATCAATGGCGAAGCGTAACTTCACCCTTTTATAAAATTTATAGGTCCAATGATTTTAAAAGTATTGATGAATTAGATAATTCGGATTGGTATTATGAATCTGCAGAAGAACCCGATTGGGATATTGATAAAGTAAAAACCATACTTGATCACATGAGTGAAAATCGTAACGATGCGGGTTGGTACCACGCTAAATTAGTAGAGTTATATGCCGAAACACCAAATTACTCTAAGCTTTCTGTGGTAACAAGTATTTCCCGTACATCAATATCAAAATCTGTAGATCGTGCTCGTAAAGAGATTAAACAAAAATATTATGGATGAAATACATAAGCGCAAATAACTATCGTGATTATATAGTAACGCATTATACTGTAAAAGAAACACAAGAGTTTGTAATGAGATGGACGCAAAAACTTGGACCCATACAACTAGAAACCGATGAGGGCAAAGATATCGTATTCACGCTTGAAGATATTGATGGTATCTTTGTTGCATCAAAAAAAGACTCAATGATTGTTGATATCCATGATTGAATTTTTAATCCTTTCAATTGCTATTGGTATACTGGGCGCTACGTTAACAATGAGCCAACCCTATACCATATTGCTAAACTTTTTACGCATTAATGTAAAACCATTTAACTGTCCGGTCTGTTTATCCTACTGGGCGGTATTTATCACTGGTATCTTTTGGAATCCAGTGTTTATCCTTTTTGCTGGTGTTGCTTCACTGGCTGCTAACCTTACAGAATCCCAATATTACAAATTATGACTTATTTACCAGAAACTCAAATTGAATTAACCCAAGAGCAAATCAACCAAATCGAACATCTTGTAGCAAATCATAACAAGGGCGGGTTAAAACTAAATACTCGCGTAATATACCAACTTTGGCCTCAATTCTTTGGAGTAAAAAAAGTACCTAATGGATGCGGAGCCTGTCATCGTACCGATCTTTTAAACTTTGTAAACCAATACAAGGAACTTAATAATATCGGCAAAATAGTAATTAAAAATAACGACTAAATTATGCCATTTGTTAAAGGCGAAGATCCAAACCGTGGAGGTGGACGTCCACCCGGTACTCCAAATAAAGTCACAAAAGAGATCCGTGAAGCCTATGCAAACCTTATTCACGGTAACCTTGATAACATTACTCTGTGGTTACAAGACGTAGCAGAACGGGATCCACAAAAAGCAATCGATTGTCTTATCAAGCTTTCACCTTTTGTGTTACCAAAGAAAACGGAGATCAACACACCCGAAGATTGGAAACCCATTAATCTTATATTACCACAAAACCCGAATGAAAACACCAGTTCCACAGCACAAGATTAACGATAAAAGAGTAATAGAATGGATCAATCAAATAATCAAAGATGCCAAGGGCGATGTATCTAACGGACATGGAGGACAATCCAACAAGGGAGGAACCGGTATTTAGATTTCTTGATGCATATGCGCCATTGTTTTATTATGATCATAGGTATTTTTTAATCTCCGGTGGTCGAGCTGGTGGTAAAACTTATAACACTGTTGCGTATTGTATTTACAAATTATTTGATTCTAATGAGTATGTAAGAATTGTGATTGCTCGATACACCCAACGTTCTATTAAATCTTCAATCTATCGCGATATCCTAGATCTATTAGAAAAGTTTGGTCTTATGCCATTTGTTAAGTTTGAAGGCGAAGACATTGTTAACATACAAAACGGTAACCGTATTATGACGCACTCGTTTAAGTTAACAGATAAAGCCGCGGTTGCTAAATCAAAAGGTATTGCAAACCCAACCATGTTAATTGTCGATGAAGCACAGGAGATCCCAAATGAAGAAGCGTTTATCCAATTAAATGACTCGTTTCGTAATACACAAGGTCACACTCAAATTATTCTCTTATTTAACCCGGAATCAAAAGCACATTGGATTTATAAGCGTTGGTACCTAAACGGTAAACCAAATCCTAAATGGTTAGACGATCATTGTTTTATACATACAACGTTTGAAGATAACCCATACTTGGATCCATTAAAGGTTAAGGAGTGGCAACGGATGCGCGATCTAGATACTAAATATTACTCTAAACATATACTTGGTGAGTGGCAGGAAATAGCAGAAGGACAAATATTTGATAATTGGAAACCTGGGTTTGATCCCGATATGGAGGCTAAACGGATTATCGGTATTGACTTTGGTTTTTCAAACGATCCTACCGCAGTAATAGATGTGCGTATAAAGAATACAAAAATCTGGGTTAAAGAACTGTTTTACGGTACATCAATGACAAACCAAGACTTGGCAGAGATCTTACACAAAACTGGAGTAACAAGAAACGATGTGATTATCGCAGATTCCGCGGAACCTAAATCAATTGAAGAGATTCGAAGGGCAGGATTTACTGTACGACCTGCAGTTAAAGGACCCGACAGTATACGTAGTGGAATCTCAAAACTATTAGCAAAAGAGGTTTATGTGGATATCAATTCCAAAAACATTTGGAATGAGTACGAGAACTATCGTTGGATGCAGGGTATCAATAAACCTATAGATGAATATAACCACGCAATGGACGCAATACGTTACGCATTAAGTGGTGAGACTGTAGGCCAATACATTCTTATGAGATAAAAAAAGAGAGCCGAAACTCTCTATAATAATAAATTCAATTACTTACTCATCTGCTTAAGCAATTCAAATAATTTATTAATTTTTACTTGAGTATATGACTCTTTAGTTTTTATAAATGCAGTTTCCCACCAGGGTAAATCAACAATTAACTGTTCCCAATAATCTGCAATTACTCCAAATGAAAAGAGTTTATCACAATTATTTTTGTATAAAGTAACCATCATTCCACTAAATGCATCTGGTTCTTCGCAATGTTGAATAAATTTATCGATATTCCAATCTTTTACTTCAATTAATAAATCCTTATATGTGGGATGAGAATATAATCCAAAGTTTGTTTGATCACATTCATAAATGAATTCACCTAATTCATTTTGTGTTTCTAGAAAATTGAAATCTTCTCCGAATGACTCCACGGTTTTTAAATTTGTCATTAGTGTTAATTATTAGGCATTAGGTGTAATCCACTTTGAATTACAATACAAATATAATACATAAACGTGAACTAAAAAAACTTTTGTGAAAAAATAGGTGCCCTATTTCTAGAGCACCTATACCTAATGAAGCTTTACTTCCCATTCTCCAGTATATTGTCGTAATTTTTCTTCATCATCTATTATTTCCATAAGATGATGAATTATATCAATCGCTTTTTCATATGTTGTAGGATAGAAACGAACAAATTGAGTATACGCTTCATCATCTTCAATAAAATAATTATAAAGACAAACAATGTTGTTTTCTGTAAGTCGTATAAAATAATTATCTTTTTGACTGGGAATCCGTTGATGAAATTCAAATTCTGTCATTATTAAAAAAATTAAATGAACGTTGTAATCCACTTTGAATTACAGTGTAAATATAATACAAATCTTCGTAATAAAAAAATCCTTAATCAAATTTATCTAAAGAAATATCTAATAATATATGACATACGAAGATATCATTGATTTATTCAAGCAGGCTTGCAACCTTCATTACCAAGTAAATGAGTTTAGCACAAGCCCATTACTTAGCGATTTTGAAGTAGGAAACAAAGATAATCAAAATCCTGCGGTGTATCCTTATGTGTTTTTACAACCAACAGGTGGACAACTTGCGCAGGGCAGAATGCTGTACAACTTTAACCTTATCATCGCAGATCGTGTTAAACCAAACATGGATAAGGAGACTAACACAATCTCGGATATGATCCAGATTGGCCAAGACTTGATTGCGTATTGGAACTTTAGCGTGCCACGTCCAGATGGTGATGTGATCCTACCGCTTACAGTGATACCATTCGTTGAAAGGTTTGATAACTCTTTAAGCGGTGCTACCTTTCAAATACAAATAGAGACTCCGTTCGCGCTGGATAAATGTATCGCGCCATTTAAGTAATGCTAGAAGAAGAATACATCCAAGCGTTAAATGTATTTGGAACCAAGCTTGTTCAATACTTAAAAGAACGGGCTCCAAGAAAAACAGGTGCACTTAGAGATTCTATAACATACGGAGTAGATGAAGACGGTTTAGTTATTAGTTACTTAGAGTATGGAGTATACCAGGATTTAGGTGTTCGTGGTGTTGTTTCATCCGATAAAGCACCTAACTCTCCATTTTCATTTAAAGATAAACGTACAAAGTATGGTACACTTGCTCCAGTTGGTGGTAATTTATCATCATATGTTGTTGGAGATGATGATTATGAATATGGAATACGTGTAAATATAAGAAAGTTTGGATTAAGGGCAACTGGCTGGGCAACGAATCCATTAACAGGAGAACCAATTATACCGCAACCATTTGTGGATGAGTTCGGAGAAGATTTAGCTACAGCAATACAATCAATATTACAAACAAGCACAACACAATGAAGTTCGCAGTAAGGATAGAGGACAAATCATACGAGATTCCAGATAGTTTTACTGTTGAAAAATGGATGAAGCTTTCTAATTGGAACATCAAGCAAAAGGATGAATGGCCTTACATAGTTGCTGCGGCTACAGGTGCACCTATCGGTCCGTTACAACTAATGGAAACCGAAGATCCAGAGATGCTTACATTTGCTATTTCTCTTGTTTTCGCAAGCCTTAACCTTACAAGTAAAGGTATACAATCAAAGATTGATGAGTACACCTTGTTAAACCTAGAAACCCTTACGCTTGGTGAGTTTATAGATTTAGATGTAATTGCAATTGATGCTAAAATAGATCAATTAATTTCTAGTCTTTATAAAATGCCAATCGAAAAGGCAAAGGCTTTAGATATCACAATCGCCTATCCAGCAATTGTAAACTATAACTCTTGGCGTCGTTCTGTATACCAGAGTTACAAAGAACTGTTTGACTATAAGGATACACATCTTACAGAAGAAAGTTCACCAGATGATAAGAGGTTAACTCCAGCACACGCTTGGTATGAGTCTGTAATGGTTCTTTGTGATGGTAAGTTTGAAAACATTGATTATGTTGTAAGACGTCCATTTAGAGAAGCATTTAACTGGCTTGCTTGGAAAAAAACAAAGATGAACGAAGAACGTATGCACATGGTTGAATTACAAAATAAAATGAAAAAAGCATAATGGCGATTTCAATTACACAAGTACCCAGCGATGAGAACCTAGTGGTAGGACCCAATGTATGGGTTCTTTCTGGTCTTACGTCTGTAGAGGATGCATACGCTCTCGCAGTCGAGGTTGACGGCAACACAGTGGCAACCTTCCAACAACCAGCAAACCCTGCAGGTAAATGTATCTTTGATGCTTCAAAGCTTTTGCAAAGTTACCTGTCGCCAGAGTTTGATGCGCCAGATTTTGACACTCCATACCCTGCTTTTGAAACGATTATTGCTGGAACAAACGGTAACGAGGATTTTGGTGGTACCTCTAACGGTGGTAATGTGATTCTCAAATACAGAATCCGTTATGGCTCTGTTACCGATAACGTCATCTCTTGGACCAACTACTCGGGTTACAAATATGTGTTGAATGGGTACAAAGATTTTTACGAATTAAATTGGTTACCTAACACTTTATTATATGCACCAGATCTTACAGTAGAAGCTTGTGAGGGTAATATAAATGATATGGGTGTTACAACTGTTGATTGGAGATACCTTACAGATTTCCCGTATCGTGATGTAACTGGCACTCTTACAGGTCTTAATCAACGTATAGCATTGGATGAGTATGCAACCCTGTCTTGGTGGAATTACCTCGATAATGCAGCGACATTTGATACTTACAACTTTGCACCCTATGTAATCCAGTTTGATTATTATACAACTGCTGGTGCAAACGAACAAACCTTTGCAACCCTATCTGGTACGTTTAATGTAGGTCCTCGTGCAACTATCAACGATCACGGTCCCTATACATTTAATGTTGAAGATTACATTGGACAGTTTGGTGTTGGTCCACAAAACCTAAAAGATATTGATGCCAGTGGATCATATCCCGTAAACCTATGGTGTACTGCTCCTACTGCAGCAAACCTTTCACATTACTTTGTTCGTATTTGGACTTTTGATAGTTGTTACTGGACAGATCAATTACAACCAACACTGGATCCCACGGACTTTACGGATATTTCGGATTTCTTATTGGATCCAATCTATGAAATGAGATACGATGTGGTTTCTTATGATTGCCAGAAATTTGAACCTATACGATTTAGCTGGATTGGATCTACGGGTACCCATGACTATTACACGTTCTACAAACGTAACACAGAAACCGATAACATAACTCGTAACAACTATTACCAGTTACCAGGCACATGGAGCGATTCTACTTATTCAATTAACCCACACAACCGTGGTAGCAGAACCTATTCTACATCTATCGTACAATCATGGACTGCACAAACAGATTATATGAGTGAATTGGAAGGAGAGTACTTACGTAGCCTTTTTGTTTCACCTAGTGTAAACATCTATTGGGATGGTAAGTGGCAAAGCGTTGAGTTAACAAGCAACCAATACGAGTATCAAACTTTTGGTCGCGACAAGCTTTTCCGTTATACCATTACATTTAACACCGCAGTAAATCCAAGAGTACAAAGAGGATAATATGGCACAATCTAAAGTTCAATTACTTGCAACAGATCCACGAGCACAGTGGACACCTAGAGATTTATCAAATGCAGTGCACTGGTGGAGAGCCGATTTAGGGATTACAGCTCCATCAAATATCGTATCGCAATGGACAGATCAAATAGGTGGACGTAACCTTACACAGCCAAATGCTCTATTGAGACCAGGTTACCTAGCATCTACAAGCCAAGCAAACGGTCAAGCAGCACTTGAGTTTTTCTCTGCTTCATCACAATACATGAGTGGTGGTAGTGCTGGTCTCTCCTTTACTGCAGGTGACGATGTGTCAATCATCACAGTACAACGTGGTAAAACCACTGGTACAACCGAGTATGTGTACTCACAGGGTGTTTCTGCAGGAACTGTGTTTACCCTCGCAACCCTGTTTACAGCAGCTTCCACGCTTGATACTCGAATTGGTCACCCAGATGCTGGTATTGCTACAGCTACAGATGTTGATGCAGACGTTCTAAATCTAAACTGGACTGGTGTATCTTATAATCACTCTGGTGGTACCAGTGCAATCAATGTTTTCTCTAACGAACAGTTCCTTACACCAGCTGGCGCTGCTACTGCAAACCTGGCTCTTCGCTCTTTTGATCCATTCTGGGTTGGTGCAAACGGCCAATCTGGTGCACCCGCAAACTTCCTTGATGGTTACATTTGTGAAATAATTGTTACAAAAGGTTTCTTGAGACAAGAGGATCTCAATGAATTGGCAAACTACATGCTGCTTCGTTACGATATCCAATCACCATACCTTGGCACTAACCTTACCGAAAGCAAGGTGTACCTCGATCTGTATGATGAGAATCCAATGTTGCTTAACTTCCAAATCGATGATTACCAAGAGTTGCCTGTTATCTCAAGTAACTTCTCACGTACCTTTAGGATTCCAGCCACTGGCACTAACAACAAATTCTTTCAAAACGCTTTCTACGTCAACTCAACCGATTATGATGTAAGCGTCAAGGTACCCGCAGAGATCTTTGTGGATGGAGAGTATTTTAGTAAAGGCCAGATTCGTCTCAACAAGATTTACACAAACGAGTTTTCGGATAGAACAGATTACGAGATATTCTTCCTTGGTGAATCCAAAGATTTTGCAGGCCAAGTTGGTGAGGGTTTCCTAAACTCCCTGCTCTGTTTTGACCTCGATCACGATCTTCTAATGAGTAACATTGTTACATCCTGGGATGCTGTTGCAGGCACCTCAAATGGATTATTATCTGGAGATATTGTGTATCCCTTGATTGATATGGGTTACTCCTGGAATGACGATGGCACACCTATTGAGGCACAGGTTGGAGTACAACGCACAGGTTACACAGGTTATTCAAAGCCATTCACAATTGGAGCTAACAGAATCGATCGTACCTACTTCCGTCCATGGATTCGTGCAAAATACCTTATCGATAAAATCTTTAGTGGAACCGATTACACATACACTTCAAACTTCTTTACTTCAACCCTATTTGATGGTTTGTATGTAAACGCTACTGGTAACACAGCGCAATCTGTAATCAACACAGAGATTGGTTCTGGTGAGTTTGAGGTATTGAACCTGGGGCAAACCCTTACACCAATTTCTACGATTCCACAAACAATAGAGTTTCCTGTTACTATTTCGGATCCCAGTGAAGTAATGAGCAATACTACTTTTATTGCACCAACTACTGGTGATTATGTTTTTGAATGGTCTGCAATATTTTATACTGCAGTAGCACCTGTAGGTTCTATACAACATGATTACTACTATTACCTCAATGGTACTCCAGTATTATTAGGTACAAATGGTACACCAGGTTCAACATCTCTTACATCTCCATTTAGTGGTACTCTTTCACTTACCCTAAACGCAGGAGACGAAATTATATTTGTAGTTGTTGGTTCTTGGGTTGTAAGCGCACTCACATTCTATTGTCAAGAGGCAACCTTTAGTTGCACATTTGCACCTATTGAGCTTACGAATCCATGCGCACTCTTACAGGACAACATTAAAACAATCGATTTTTTCAAATCAATTGTGAATCTGTTTAAACTTGTAGTTGCACCAGATCCTGCGAATGAAAATAACCTAATCATTGAGCCCTACAATGATTATATTGGTAGTGGTGTTTTACGTGACTGGACAGATAAACTGGATACCTCTGTGGATTTCCAGATCGAACCTATCTTCTTCAACAACACCGCAACAATTAGATTTGCATACAAAAGCGATGCAGACTTTTTCAATCTTGAGAATGAGACCAAATTCAAAGAGGTCTTTGGCACATACATCTATGATTCACAACAAGAGCTGTTGAATGAACAACGAACCTTTGAACCTATCTTTTCACCAACGATTCTTACAAGCATAATCGGTGGAGCAACTGGCGCAACAGGTACGGTATCATCTACAGATTTCGTGTTACCTCGATTGGTAAACGTAGAGGCAGATGAAAACGCACAAGCCACTGGCAACTACGCTAAAGTGGTACCTATTCGACCAAACATTCGTCTCTGTTTCTACAATGGTAAACGTAATGGTGGTTACACATGGTATTACGACACAGACCTAGGAGCAACCGGTTCTTCGAGCACATATCCACTTATGTCTCCGTATTTGCAACCTCCTGGTGCAACTGGTGCAACGGGTCTCAATCTAAACTTTGAGGACGAGCCACCTTACTATATCGAAACACTTACTAACTCTGTAAGCGGGCAACCCACTGTTTACGAAGAGTACTGGGAGGATTTTGTAAATGAGCAGTATTCACCATTCGCTCGTAAGTTTATCGGTAACTTTGTGTTAAACCACTACGATCTCAAAGATTTCCAATTCAAAGACGTTATCTTTGTAAAGGATTCTTACTATAGGGTTCTCAAAATCAAGGATCTACAGATAGGTGAAACACAATCTACCCAGGTTGAAATGTTGAAGTTATTAAATTTTACTTTAACTCCACCTGTGGCTGGTTTTACATATTCAATAGCAGAAGATGGTATCACTGTAACGTTTACCAATACAACAACAGGTGCCACAAATTACCTATGGAATTTTGGTGATGGTAATACTTCAACTGCAACTAACCCAATTCACGTTTACGATCGTGTTGCTGGCACAGAGTTGTTCCCATCTCGTACGGTTACTCTTACTGCATATAACGGATATGCTACAGATGTCGACACTCAAGCATTCCAAGTACAAACAGTTCCAACCGAAACACAAGGTTGGTGGAGAGCTTCGGAAGGAATTACATTGAACGGATCCGATGTTGCAAGTTGGGAGGATATTATTCAATCGATTCCTCTATCACAAGCAACTGCAGCGCGTCAACCAGTATGGAACGCAACAGATGCTAATTTCAATAACAAACCTTCTATTTCTTTCACTAGATTGAATTTAGAGTATCTTATATCTCCTTTGACATATCCTAACTATATGCCACATACTGCGGGTGAAGATACCGCATTTATGTATGTTTATAAAACAGGACACACCGGTCAACAGTTCTTAGGTCTTTTATCACGCACTGGTGGAGCTCTAACCTTTAGTACTTTTGGGTTTGGAAGTGGCGGATCTGCATTTACTAGATTTGATAACCAGGTTGCAAATTCTCCTACAGTACAAGTTTTAGGAACAAATGCCTCATGGACTACAGCAAATTGGATGATGGCTACTTATAAGGCTTCAACAGGTGCTTATGATTACCGTAAAGATGATGTTTCTGTATTGAGTGGAACTGGTAACATAAATGGAACCTGGGCATCAACAACTGCATGGCTTACCGCAGGAGTAGATTTAGGTAATGGAGTACCCGTACCTAATACATTGGGTGGTACTAATTATTTTCAAGGTCAACTTGTAGAGATGTGGATGTTACACAAAGATCTTGATGCAACCGATAGAGCAAACTTCGCAAGTTACTTATCAACTAGGTACAATCTGTAAAAATTGAATATCTAATATTATATGGCACAAGCAGAGATTACGATTACTATTAATGGTGTAACACAGGCCGTTAAGGACTTTGATGAGCTACAAAAAGTAATTAAGAAAACAGAACAAGAAAGCAAAAAAGCTGGAGATGCTGCTAAGAAAACAGGTGAACAAGCCAAAGACGCTGCTAAAAAACAAGAGGATTCTTTAGGTCCAGTATCAAAAAGAATTAAAGGCCTTAAAGAAGATTTCGCTGGATTTACAGGAGATCTTAAAAAAGGATTTGCTGGTGGTGTTAACGCAATCAAAGGGTTTGGTGAAGCATTAGGACTTGGAACTAAAGCAGCAAAAGGTCTTGCAGTTGGCTTATCTGCATTGGGTATACCACTTTTAATTGCAGCAATTACCGCACTCGTTGGTTGGTTTAAAAACTTTGAAGGTGGCGCAAAGGCATTACAGACTGCTCTTAACGTTTTAGGTGCAATCATGGATGGTCTTACCGAAGCCTTTATGGCATTGGTTAACTTAGACTTTGGAGGTTTTATTGATGGAATTGTAGGTATTGGAGGTAAAGCGGTTGAAGCAGCAAAGAAAACGGATACTCTTTTTAAAGCGCAAAAGACTCTATTTGAACAAACCAAAAAACTTACAGTTGAGAATGCTAAACTCAACAAAGAGATTGAAGGTCAAAAGAAAGTTTTAGAGGATACTACATTATCATATGATGAACGTCTTGCTGCGTTACAAAAGGTTAATGCTGCAACACAAAAACTTGCAAAGAACCAAATCGCTCTTACGCAAGCAAACCTTGCGGAGCTTAAAGCACAGTTAGCATTAGAGAAAAACTATGAAAAGCGTAGAGAATTAGAACTTAAAATTGCAGAAACACAAGCATCACTTATTGATTCTCAAACACAGTTAAACAATACTATTTACGACGCAGGTAAAGCCGAAAGAGAACTACGTAAAGAAGAGAACGAACGTGTTAAAGAAGCCGCTGCAAAACGAAAAGAAGAAAAAGATAAGAAAATTCAAGATGCTAAAGATGTTGCAGCAGCTCTTGAAAAACTTCGTCTTCAAACCCTTACCGATGAGTTAGAAGCAATTAACCAAACGCTTGCTGCAGAAAAGACAGCAGCAATAGAATCATTAAAAGCAAAAGGTGCAACCGCAGATCAAATTGCGCAACTTGAAGAATACTATAACCAATTAGGTATCCAGCGTGTAAATGCGTATAATGAAAAGGTTCAACAGACAAACGATGCCGCTGCTAAAACCGAAGCAGATAAGAAAGCACAGGATGAAGCAACTAAGTTACAAAAGCAACGTGCTTTTGATGATCAACTCCTTGCCTTACAAAACGCAACAGCAACCACTGCACAAGAGCAACTTAACAATGAGTATCTTGCATCGCAAACTGCATTGGATCGCCAGCTAACCGATGAATTAATTACTCGTGAACAGTACCAACAACTGGTTACTGCAAATGATGAGATCTACGCACAAAAGCGTGCACAGATTGCAAAGACAGAAGCACAGCAACGTCAAGCAAACCTACAAACATCTTTACAAGCAGTTGGTGATATTTACGGTCAACTTTCGGATTTGCTTGGTAAAGAGACAGAAGCTGGTAAATCCGCTGCTATTGCACAAGCCTATATTAACACATTTCTTTCTGCGACTAAGGCATACCAATCTCTTGCTGGAATTCCAGTTGTTGGTCCAGCACTTGGTGTTGCAGCAGCAGGCGCCGCAATTGCTGCAGGTTTAAAGAACGTACAAACAATTAAAAATCCACCAAAAGCTGCTTTAGGTGGATACATTGTAGGTCCATCACACGCAAACGGTGGAGTTCCCATCGAAGCAGAAGGAGGCGAATACATTATAAATCGCGCAGCAATGCAAGTTCCTGGAGTTGCTTCAATGGCACAAAGCCTTAACTCAACCGCAAGGCCGCAATACGCAGATGGTGGTACCATTGAAAACACATCAAACCAATTAAACTCAATGGGATCTATGCCTATACGTACTTATGTTATCGCAAATGAGGTAACAAGTGCACAACAGGCTAGCTTCCAAATCGAAAGATTATCTAAATTATGAACAAAAGAGTAGTTGAATTAGTAATAGCAGAGGATGACAACCTTAAACTAGGCGTTGATGCTATCGCATTAGTAGAAAATCCTGCTATCGAAGAAACGTTTTTATATTTCAAGGAAGAGAGATTTGTAGAACCTAGAGCAGGGGAAGATGAAGGTGATTTCATTGGTCGCTGTATGAGTGATCTGTCTGGTGAGTTTCCAGAAGAGGATCAACGTTTAGCTGTATGCTATTCTTATTGGGAGGGTGAAGCACAATTTGAGGGTTTGGAAGATGCGTGTTGGCCAGGTTACGAAGCAATTGGTTTAAAGCCTGGTAAGGGTGGTAAAATGGTGCCTAATTGTGTGCCAGTTAAATCGTCTGCCGAGAAATTTGAAACTTATAATGATTACCCAGAATCTGCAACAAATGCCGCTAAACGCGCTTTAAAGTGGCGAGACAAAAACCCAGATCAAAAGTGTGGTACTCCTGTTGGATGGGCACGTGCAAACCAATTGGCAAAACGTGAAAATATAAGCGAAGAAACAATTGCACGTATGGCATCCTTTGCTCGTCACAAACAAAACAGCGATACGCCATATAGCGAAGGCTGCGGTGGATTAATGTGGGATGCTTGGGGTGGTACTGCAGGAATTGAGTGGGCATCAAACAAATTGGAAGAAATCCGAATGTCAATGGCAGAGTTAACCGAAGGCGAAATGGATGTATTGGGTTATACAACACGTCATTTTAAATTGTGTCCCGGCGCCCAAAAAACCTTTAAGCATTTAATTGCAATGAATCCAGACGAAGAGGTTGCGGGTATGATACGCAGCGCTGCAATTTTAGCGGATACTGTATTTGGTATTGAACAAAAAGCAATTACGGAAAAACACGCAACGGTTAATGATTTATACGAAGCAAGTATACTTGTTAATGATTTCATGGATTTAATTGTTGAAATTGACGAACAGCTTAAAATGTATCATAACGTATCATATATGACTGGGCATTTAGATGTGATTGCCGAATATATCCCAGATCAAGATTTTACAATTGATACAACGGGTTTACCGGTTTATGTTGACGAAATAACAAAGGATAAAGATAAAAAGGATGATTTAGTTACAAGAGCAATACTGTTTGCTGCTGCTCGTTTAGGGTATCCACATCAAGCATTTGCAAACGCAGAGATTGCCCCTAATATTGGTAATTCAAATGATATTGAAGATCTTAAAGAATATGCAGGTAAAGATACAGGATTTACAGTTTATAAGTATGAAGGGCCTACACCAGAGAGACAGTTTTGTAGACAAATGATACAACTTAACCGTTGGTATACTTATCAAGATATTAAAGAAATGGAAAACATTGCGGTTAACGCAGGGTTTGGTGAAGGTGGTACATCTACATATTCTATTTGGAAATACAAAGGAGGCGTTAACTGTAAGCATCGCTGGCAAAAGTATTATGTTAATGTAACAGATAATAAATTAGAAAATAAAGGACCTGCTGTTGGTATCGCAGGTGACATAGCAAATCCGGGTAATAATTTTTATAGAGTTCGTAGACGAATGGCTAGCGATTATCCTGTTACAACTGCAGATTACCATTTTGCAGAGGATAAACGTATTGTAACAGGTCCAGCAATGATTCCCGATATTGAAATACCTCGTAAAGCAGAGGATGGTTCTAAGTATTACGTTTATTTTACCGAAGATACAATACGTCAAATCGCGGAAAAATTCATGAGACAAATGAAGCTCAATCAAACAAACATTGAGCATGATACCGAAGATGTAAGAGAAAAGAACTATGTATACGAGTCTTGGATTATTGAAGATCCCGAAATGGATAAGTCAAAAGCGATGGGCTTTAAGTTACCCAAAGGGACTTGGATGATCTCTATGAGGGTTATGGATAATACAAGTTGGGATTTAATTAAACAGGGTAAAATCAAAGGTTTTTCTGTTGAAGGTTTTTTTGGTGAAATGGTAAAAGAAAAAAAGGAGAGTGCAGGATGATCTGCCTCTCCGTATCTAGTCTTTCCTAGAAGTCAAATTAAAATCAAAAACTAAAATTCAAATGAATGAACACTAATCTTTATCTTTATATCATCCTAAAGATAGTGTAAATATAAACCAAAATATTGAATTAAAAAAACTAGAATATATTTTTTTTTAATCAATTTATAATTAAAACTAGCCTTTGTTAAAATAACAAATCGAGTTGTTATGGAAAAAACCTATCCCTATCCAAGTCCTAATACAAGGTATATACCAGAAGATAATTATGTACCATTTTTAGCACCTACCGGTGCTTTCGTCGTAGACGACGAAGATGAGTATTTTTTTAATCAAAAGATTTGGATTGAAAACGACGAAGAACCAATCATTATAGATCAAGTTCTTAACTCGTTTTCATGTGGTAGAAAGGTAAAGGTATATCCAAGAGGTAGTGCACCCAATGCAGATTTACTTGCTCAAATCAAGAAGGAATATAAACAAGGTTTACATCCAACTCAAGGTGTTCTTCAAACAGTGTTTAAGGATGTTGATGGTGTGAATTGGTTTCAAGTGTTAACTGTTGTTAACGACGAACCAATTGAAGTATTACTTAATTTAAAGTACTGGGTATACGAAGAGTAACTTTAATCTGTATTCAAGTGTTTCACACTTTTGAATACATCTTATAAAGTTCCTTTATTTTATTTGGTTTAAACCAGAACTTATTTTTTTTATTTGGTATTTCAAGTGAACCATGCGCCCGCTGCTGTAAGTTTAATTTTTTAAAAAAGAGTAATGCCGATTGAAGGGATATCCGCTAGGGCGCTCCAAATACTTACAAAAGTTTCGCGGGCCGTTTCAATGGGTCTAATTATTATGTCTATTCCAAACTCGAACAACTCATATTGAGCCCGTAGAAAGTTCATCCGAGATCTTACGGTTTCGGCACCTAATTGCTTAGGAATTTAAATTTGCTCTAGGGTTGCGCCTAGGTCGTATGTAAAATAGTTATATTATATATTAACAAGGTTTTTACTTGTTTCTTTTTTCAAGGTTAAAATTAAACCATTGAGTAAAACTTTCAAAAAACTTTGTATTTTTTATTTCGCCGTTAATAACGTGTCTCCATTCATATCCCTGGTCAATACAAAATCCTTGGTATTCTTCTATGTTATTACCATTAATATAGGTATAATAATAAAATTGGTTACTGGGAATAATTTTAGATATACTCATTTTTTTTATTTTTATATACTCAATATAAAATATGTTTCAAAAAAAAAGGAGGGCGACCCGTACCCTCCTTTTAAAAAAAAATATAATAAATCTAAACTTATTATTTGTTTCTATAGGTTAATCTTCGATTTGTTTAGTTTTATAAAAAAAATATTTGGTTCCGTTAATAGAGATATAAACTGTGTCTCGTGTTAATGACTCAAACTCGGGATGTGTTGCAAGCGTATAATAAATTTTTTGAGTACTTCCATTGCTTTCAATAAACTCGCTCGATGTAATTTTAATAGGTTTAAACATAAACTATTGTTATATAATATATATAATATATATGTTATTAGTAATGAAATTAAATAAACGCGGAGATTTAAGGGGTATTAATGGTACGGGTAAAGGTCCATCCGGGGCTGGTTGGGATATTTTTTTAAATGATGAATATGTTTGTTCATATAAAACCTTACGTGAAGCAGCACAACATGTTGGTCACTCTACCCATTACGTATGGCAAATGGCAAATGGTAAAACGGGTAACCCAAAATATTATAAACATAACGCGCATAAAGATAATAATGGGTATAGTGTGAAAAAAAAAATGTGAAGTCCGATATATAATATGTTAGTTCATGATACTAACAGCATAGTAAATCTATAGCTATTTTGTTTTTTAAGGGGACTTCGGTCCCCTTTTTTTTGTTATAACTTTTGTCAATACAGATATACGCTATATTTAATAATAGGTATTAACCTAAAAAAAATAAAAACCGCATGACTAAAAAAGAAGTATTAGGTGTAATTAAAGTACTACTTGGCATGCATAAGTTCGATGAAGCTACCTTAGCGGACGGAACCAAAATTATGAATGATTCGGACGAAAGTTTTGCTCCAGGGCAAAAGCTTTTTGTTATCGACTCGGAAGGTAATAAGGTTTCTGCCCCAGAGGGAGAACATACAACCGAAAGTGGAATTGTAATTACTGTTGACGCAGAGGGTACAATCACGGGTGTAAAAGAACCAGATGCAGAAGGGGAAGGATCTTTAGAAGCCGGTAAAGAGGAAAAAATGGAAGAGGAATCTTCTGTTCTTGAAGTTGCCGAAGCAGTTGTAGAATCTGGGATGACTCCAGAGGCTATCTTGGAGTTAGTTGCTCCTATTGTTGAAGAAATTCAAGCAATTAAAACCGAAGTTGAAGAAATGAAAAAATCTTTTGAGGAGTATAAAAATGGTCCTGCAAAAGAGTCAATGAAGAAATCTTTTTCTAAATTGAACTTTAACAAAACAGAAAACGAAGTGCTTGATGCATACTCACGTATTGCTAACCTTCGTAGAGAATTTTACAAAAAATAAACAAATCAAATAAATTATGTCATTTAATCTATCAGGCTTAAGCGCATACACGGATCAGTTAAGTACCGAACTTGTAACTCGATCTATACTTAAGCCACAATCAGTTTCATACTTGACTGTTCGTCCTGGACTTACGGCAGGAACTACCGCCATCAACATCCTTGGTGGTGTTGTAGACGTTACCGATCTTTCTTGTGGATTTGGAGCAGCTCAAGTTGGTAATAACACTACCGCATTCACACAAACCGACCTCTGCGTAAAGGGATACCAAGTTAAAGAGGAACTTTGCCCAGACACTCTTCGTGAGTATTGGTTATCTTCTCAAATGAGTCCTTCGGCTTATCAAGACGTAGTACCATTTGAAACTGCAGTAGCGGATTACAAAGTACGTCAAATCGGTAAATTTATCGAAGAAAGCATTTGGGCTGGAGATGGTACTTCTGGATCTTGCGTAGTTGGTCTTCTTGATCAAATTTCTGTAGCTAATGGTGCTGCGGACGGTACTGCTTACGCAGGCGCTTGGACTGCTTCTAACTCATTTGCAAATGTATGGGGAATGATTGATCTTCTCTCTAACGAGTTGAAGCAAGAAGACGACTTGGTAATGTACATGTCAATGTCTCAATACTCTAAAGTTGTACAAGGTTTGATGAACCAGGGTAACGCAATCATTGCACAGTATCCTAATCTTTCAAACGGCACAGGAGGCATAGCACAAGCTTTTACTTTTCCTGGAACTAACGTAACTATTTTCGGTGCACCCGGAATTTCTACTTCTCAAGTAATTGTTGGTCCTAAAAAGTACGCTTTCATGGGAACAGGATTGATTGACGACCAAGATAATTTCCGTTTCTACTACGATCCAAGTGTGGACGTGGTTAAATTCATGAGTAAATTCCGCTTCGGGACGGCCGCGTTATCGAACCAATTTGTCTCTAACGTCTAAATTTAATAAGGGCGGGGTAACAGCCGCCCTTTAAAAAAACCTAATAAGAAATGAGTTTATCTGCTTGCGCAATAACCAGTAATATTCCACTAGATTGCCGAGACAATGTGGGTGGAATCGAATATGTATTTGTAGCGAATGCGGATGGTGCTGTAACTTATGATTTAGTGTCTGGATCAACTTGTGAAATTGATGCAATTTATGTTGGCGGAGTAGCTCTTACTACCGGTAGCTTCTATAAATTTGAAGTACCGAAGCAGAGCTCAAGCTATACAGAAACTGTGAATGTATCACAAGAAAATGGAACCGTATGGTACCAGCAAGATGTAGCGCTAGTGTTCAATAAATTACAATGTAACACCCGCAATCAACTACTATTACTAGCACAAAACACCAAGCTTTTGGTGGTAGTAAAAGACAACAATGGTAGATATTGGTCATGTGGATTAGAGAAAGGGGCAGAAATGTCTGCTGGATCTAATGGCACAGGACAGGCATACGGAGATCGCAATGGCTATACGCTAACGATCTCAGGTTATGAATCTAATCCAATGTTTGAAATAGACTCTACTGTTGTAGAAGCTTGACACTAGGAAAGACTAGAGCCATTCTATATTTTTTTAAGGAACCGCTGGAGAAATCTAGCGGTTTTTTTTTACATAAAAAAAGAGGACCAAAGTCCCCTTTTTTATTCCATTGAATTCAAAAGTTCTTTTGCTGCAGTTTCAACTTTTTCTACCTTAGCAACGTTTTGAGTTTCAACAGTTGTGTTATAAGTAAGCAAAATTTCATTATACTTATTTAACACATTTGATAGTTGTTCAAATTTAACCGTACGTCCAATACGTTTTGAATCATTTTTAAATTCAGTAACGTTAAGATATGCTTTTTTGCGCTGTACCGTAAAGTTATCTTTAAAGAACTTCTCATTTGCCTTGCGATTAATAAGAATGAATACCTTATAATTATCGTTATTTTGTTGGATAACTACACGATAATGAGCATGTTGAATTTTATATTTCCGTACTACTTTTTCCATTTCCAATGTTGCAGGTAATGAAAAGGTTTGTTCGGAAGCATTAACAACAGGATCGTGGTTAATTACTTTGGTAACCATTTTATTGATCTCCGGCTTTGACATGTCCAATGAATTCATTTTGACAGTCATTTTAGTAGCAGTTGTTTTTGATTTTGTACTGCTAGCTGCTTTTGTTTGTTCCATTTTATGATATTTTAAAGAACTTTTTGTTAACCACCTTGATTAACAGTATAAAAATATAAAGTATTTTGGAACTAAAAAAGGTTTTTCAAAAAAAACTTTGATTAATATAAAAGGTCGCCGAAGCGACCTGTATCTAGCAGTAAAATACTAGACCTTAAAAAACCCCTTTAACAATTAAGGGTTTAACGATATCTTGTAAATGAAATGGGTATGTTGTTATTTCTCCCTCTTTATTACGATGTTTAGTAAATCCAAAGATTTGAAAGTCTTTATTAGTCCAAAAATAACAAATCATTGTTTTCTTTTCAGTCTGTTTGTCAGTATACCATACGGGATTCCATTTAATACCACGTATAGTAAAATACTTTTGTAAAGTTTTTATATAAACGTTAATTTCGGTTGAATGCTCAATTAAAGCAATACCTTCTGTAGATAAAGCAAAAAATGCTGCAATTCTAATAGGTACTTCAGGTGTTTCTTTTATCATATTCTTTTTATCTTTATATACACATTTTATAAAAGGTTTCACGAAATATTTTACAACATAAGCAAAATTTATATCTATTATTATATGATACTCGTCCAAAGAAACGATAATAATGAAATTGCCTTTACTGCGGTAGAGAACAAGCTATCGTATAGTGGCATCTATAAACTCATTTTTAAGAACTCAATAACTAAATACGAAAAGTACGTAATACCTAATGTAGTAACAGAGAATGCTCGTTATATTTTACTTGATTTTACGGAATCCTATTTTGATGATCAAGATAATGGGATTGTTTCTTTGCGAGGTGGTTACTATCCTGCGGGTGAGTATACATATCAACTTTGGGAAAGTAACCTATCTTACCAAAATATAAATCTTCTTGAACAGGGAGAGATGAAACTCTTAACAGAGAACATTGCTCCAGAAATCCAATATCATTTCTTTCAAGGAAACAATCCAAATACATCTGCATATGTTTTTGTTACGCCAGCAACTCCAACTCCTGGTGATCAAGTGTGGAACACAACTACATTTGAATGGCAACTAGATACCGCAGAATGGCAAAATGCTTAATAATATATGGCAAGTCTAACAAATAATAAGATACAGGACACATATCCAGGCTTAATTAAAACCGAGGATAATGCCGCGTTATCTGCTACATCACAACCGCTTACAGATGGTGTAGGTAATCCACTTCCAATGGAGGTATCCGATACCACTGTTACATTTACCGATGTAGTTGATGTAACTAGTGCAACTGTATTAGGTAACATTGGAGCACAAGGTTTCCAAGGTGTAAAAGGTTCTACTGGTGCTACTGGCCCTGCTGGTGGTCCTCAAGGTCCACAAGGTCCACAAGGTAGCGCTGGTACACAAGGTAGTGTAGGTGCACAAGGTGCTCAAGGTTTTACAGGTTTAACTGGAGCACAGGGCTCACAAGGAGCAAAAGGTGCAACTGGATCTAGTGGAGCACAAGGAGCAACTGGACCTAAAGGAGCAACGGGCGCTGGTTCTACTGGAGCTACTGGTGCTAAAGGTGCAACCGGTGCAACTGGTCCCGTTGGACCTCAAGGCGCAGGTGGTGCGATTGGATACTACGGCGCATTCTTTGATACCACAGACCAACCAATCGCTGTCGCAGGGACACCACAGGTAATCACTATCAACTCCACTTCTATTTCAAATGGTATCTCAATTCAAAATGGAGATGAGATTACTATTGCAAATGTAGGTGTTTACCGAATGAGTGCTACCTTCTTGATTGCAAACATAAGTAACCAACCAGAAGATGTAACGTTTTGGTTGAAATTCAATGGAGTTGATTACCCAGATTCTGCACACTATGCAACTGTACAACAGCAAAAGAATCCTGCTACTCCTTCGGAAACGATTATCAATTTCATGTTTATTGGTCAATCGATTTCTCCAAACGATTATGTGCAAATCTATTGGCAAGGAACTTCAACAGATCTATCACTTGATGCAACTACAGGTGTAGGTATTCCAGATGCCGCTTCTTGCTCTGTTGAACTTTCTCAAGTGATGTACTCACAAATTGGTGCAACAGGAGCAACTGGAGCCCAAGGAGCACAGGGTGTTGCTGGACCTACTGGAGCCACTGGTCATACAGGACACACAGGTGCTACTGGTCATACTGGAGCAAAAGGTGCTACAGGTGCTAAAGGTGCAACCGGCGCTACTGGACATACAGGTCATACTGGACACACAGGACATACTGGTGCAACTGGACCTATTGGACATACTGGAGCAACTGGACATACTGGAGCAAAAGGTGCTACTGGAGCAACTGGACACACAGGTCATACAGGTCATACAGGTGCAACTGGTCATACAGGACATACAGGACATACCGGTCACACTGGAGCTACTGGACATACTGGACCTATTGGACCACAAGGTCCACAGGGTATAGCAGGTCCCACTGGTGCTACTGGAGCAGCAGGAGCACAAGGAGCACAAGGAGCACAAGGTTCGGCAGGAAACGCAGGTTTAGTACCAGGTACTGGAACAAATGCAATGCAAAGCTCAACTTTTGCAGCTAGTACAGCAGGAAACGCAGCAGGTCTTAGAAGTGTATCAATAGGAAATAATAGTGAAGCGGCAGGTACAGATGCTGTTGCCATTGGAGGTTTTGCAGTAGCAGAAGAATTCGCAGTATCAATCGGAGGTAACGCAAATGGAAACAATGCAACTTACGGAATTACAATTGGAACTGGAGTAACAAATAGCGTAGGTGGTGGATCAATCATGATTGGTACCAATGCTAATAATAGTGCACAAGATGCTATTGGACTTGGAGCAGCTGCTACTGTATCTGGTGGAAGCGCCGTAGTTATAGGACATGTCGCGACTGGTACTGCTACGAGAGCTATTGCTATAGGTCGTGAAGCTAATGCCACTGCAACAGATACTATTATGATAGGTGCTAGCGATACTAACAATATTGCAAACAGCGCTAAGATTAACCAAATGCATAGAGGTCCACATGGTTATAAAGTTGATGCAAGTAAAACCACAACCTTTACGCCAGTACCGGGTGATTATCCACATTATCATGTAATTGCTAGTTCTGCGTTTACAATTAATAATCCAACTGGTACATTCCAAAACGGTCAAATGCTTCGTATAAGTGTTTATAATAGCAGTACCCAATTTACTGTAACCTTTGGTTCGGATTTCAAACATCCAGGTGATATTCCAAACGCACAAGCTGGAGGTGCAACACTTACTTGTGTAAGAGAAGTACCCGGTAGTGGTTGGGCTATTTGGGAATTTGTATACATTTCAAGTTTTGATGGATCAAACAATGGTTGGCTAATGGCAAATTATAACCTATCAACATATAACACTAGCGGCACTTGCTAATAAACTAAACAAAAACAATGAGCAATCTACCTACATCAACTCCAGTAACACAAGCACAAGAGGCTTATGATGTTACACCTAACAACTCTGCAGATTTGGCACAATGGCCAGCTGCATTGTATGTTGGAGCAACTGGTGACGTCAAAGTCGATATGGCAAACGGCGGCACTGTTACCTTTATCAATGTTCCAGATGGTACTTTTCTTCCAATCCTGGTGAAAAGAGTGTATGCCACTGGCACAGACGCAACTAACATAATCGCATTACTGTAATGGCATATAAGTGGTTTGTCGGATCCGAAGCACAATGCAATGAAATCGTTGCATCTGCAGATACCTACTATGGTTACCCAAACGTTCGTACTAAAACACAAACTTGGGCAAACCCAGAAGCTAATCCCGAAAACGCAGAAGAGTTTACCGTTCCAATGAATGAATGGATGCTTGACAATCTCACTTATGACCCTACTAAAGTAAGTGAGGAGTATCCGTTTACACATCCAGAAAGAATAGAAGAAGAGTTATGATTAATCTAGCCACTAACACAATAGGTGCTACCAGAAAAGCAGGAGGTGCAGGTCCATCGCCTTTTGATCCGTCAAGCTTGACTGGTCTTATAGGTTGGTGGAGAGGAGATCAAGGTGTTACATTAAATGGAAGTTATGTAAGTGAATGGGCACCTATTGCAGGAACTGCTTCACCTCTTTCACAACCAAATGCCGGTAAGCAACCAAATTATGATGCAGTTGGTGCTATAAATGGTCAACCAACAATCTTTCACGATACAAACGGTCAAGGTCTAGCAATGGATGCACCAGCCAAATTGATGGATTATGCCAACACAGATGAATTCTTTGTGTTGATGGTTGAAACAATGGAACTTTCAAGCAGTGCAAATACAGGAGTAAGGGATAGTTTTGATATTATCGGATGGGCAGGTGGTTCAACCGCAAGTGCTTATCACACACGTAGTAAAACTTTGGTTACACACAGTATGGGACTTATTGGTGCTGCTGCTCAACCTAGCCAATCAATGACAAGTTTGTTTTCACCAACACTGGCTGCTGGTGATCCACATTGGTGGGCATACGGTGCACGTAGAGGTCGTAGAGTTGAACTATCAAAAAATATACCAGGTGGAAGCGCAGGTACTGCAGCAGAGATTTCAATACCATTTGATGCAACCTCTGTAAATGTTGGAGGATTTACTGTTGTATCAAATGTAATCACAATTCCAACTACTGGTAAATATACTATTGGTGCAACTGCAGTTTTTACAAACGTTGTTGCAACAGGTAATGCATCGCTTGGTGTAAAAATAAATGGTGGTGCTTATACTGCCTACTCTTCAAATACAGCGGTATCTGGAACAACTGCACGTGCATTTACAAAAACTCTCAACCTCAATGCAGGTGATACTGTTGAAGTTTTCTCTGTATGGGATGGTACAATCACAACTCGTGATTGGGTTCCAGCACCAGGAGCAATAAATGCTCGCATTCAATGTTATGATTACTACACAATGGATGGAGGTATTACACCTTATTCACTCACAGATAACCCAAGTGTAAACAGTTTACCAGGTTCAAACACAGTAACTTCAACCTATACATTGAAAGCAGCAACTGGTGGAGGTGCAACTACAGGTGCAACGTTTAATTTTACTCCGATTGGTTACATTGCAGAATTGATTGTTTGTAACCAAATACCAGACGCTGCAACCTTTACACAACTAAACAATTACCTTTACAGCCGTTACGCTTTAGGTTCAAACATATAATAAGTCATGAGCGAAAAAGATAATAAATATGCATTTAACGTTTATGGGTATATCGACCCGGAATTAACACCGAACTATTTCGAGTATGATTCAAAAGATTGGGTTGCTTGGGGTGAAGCCAATCTTTATCCAAATCGTATCATTGATTTATTTAATGGAAGTGCTATTAATCATACTTGCATTATTTCTAAAGTAGATGCAATTTGCGGTTTAGGTCTTTATTCGGATGATTTAACAATAAATGCACGCTTAAGAAGAGCAAACCCTAAAGAAAACTGGGATGAAGTATTCCAAAAGATTGCATTAGATTATCAACTGTTTGGTGGTTTTGCGTTAAATGTAGTATGGAATCGTGCTGGAGACAAAATCTCCGAAGTATATCATATTGATTTTTCTAAACTAAGATCTGGTAAGCATAATGATGAAGATGAAATTACTCACTATTACTATTCATCACGTTGGGATCTTTACAAAGTACGCGGTACCAAGTATAAACCAATTGCATATCCAACGTTTGATCCAGAAAATACTCAAGGCGATAACGCATCTCAAATCTATTATTATTACGATTACCAACCCGGAATGGAATACTATCCTCTTAGTAGTTATATTGGATCACTTAATGATATAGAGATTGATAGACAGTTATCCCTATTCCACGCGGCAAATCTCAACAATGGACTTGTTCCAAGTATGTTTATATCAATGCGTAATGGTATCCCCGATAAATCAACACGTGATAAAATTTACCGTGAGTTCCAAGAAAGTTACGCAGGTGCCGGGAACGCAGGCAGATTCTTTCTTACATTTAGCGATACGCCAGAAACTGCGCCAGAAATTACGCCATTAAATTTAACTAACGACCAATACTATATTCAATTAGAACAAAGATTGTCAAGCAGAATTCTTACTGGACATAGGATCTCATCGCCACTACTTTTAGGAATTCGTGAAGGCGGAAACGGTTTAGGATCAAATAGCCAGGAACTGTTAATGGCTTATTCACACTTTATTAATACTGTTGTACAACCCGATCAAAAAATATTACTTAAACAAGTAAATAAAATGTTTGAGTATATGGGATTTGAAATGCCAGATATCCAAATTGAAAATGCTCCACTTCTTGACGAGGATATCATTATTGCAGAAGATGTACCACAAGTTGAAAGAGTTGATACAGACGAACCTTTAGGTAAAAATCCTGCAACGGGTCAACCCATTGATAATACCCTTATGGAAAACCTTAAAACTAAACTATTAACCGGTATACCACAAAAATAATTAAGCTATGGCAACAGAAGTATTTTTTATCTCCGAAGAAAAAATTAAGTCATTTACGGACGTTAATGAAAATGTTTACGTATCGGATTTAATTCCCGGCTTGATTGCATCACAAGATTTAGATTTACAAAACCTACTTGGTTCTAAGTTTTATGATGGTCTTAAAGCACGTATTTTAGCAAATACTCTATCGGTTGATGAAACAAATTTAATAAATGAGTTTATTGCTCCGTTTTTATTAAACCAAGCAGTATGGCGTATACTACCTAATATTAAATGGAAGTTACTTAATAAAAGCGTTCTTTCCCCATCAAGCGAAACTGCTAATACAATTTCATTAGAAGAGTTTCAATACTTACGTAATGATCAATTGAATACAGCAACCTTTTATTCGGACAGATTACGCAATCATCTTGTTCAATACAATTATTTGTATCCCGAGTACGTTTCTCCAGATTTTAAAGGAATTGTTCCAGATCGCAATGAACAAGCATCATCGCAATTTTCTATGCCTTCAACTAATGCATACGGTCCAATAATTTACGGACGAAGATCAAATTGGTGTTATGAAGATTACCCGGTTGTATACCCGGCAGGAGGAGGTTTATAAACCTACAAAAGCCACAGAACGTAACATTGAAAAGCTACGTTTATTCTTTAATAAAAATAATAATCTAAGGTCATCTAATAAAACGAGATGACCTTAAATACTTTTTATAAAGTATCTTATATTTAAGAAATTTCGTTTTATTAGAAATAAAAAAAGAGAGCGTAGGATGATCTACCTCTCTTATGTCTAGTCTTTTCCTAGAAGTCAATGAGTAAACTAGTGCATCATCTCACTTATTAGGCGTGCGGTGCAGGGATAAAATGAAAAGCAAAGCGTTTTTTTAGACATTCATAAAAGTTCAAATTCTTGGTTATTTTGCTTTTATATTTTACGTAAGAATTGGCAAATTCTAGTGCTTTCATTTGGATTGAAAGGCCGAAAGTTTGAACCAATCGCTAAGTTCAAATTCCGTTTCGGCCCAACCTAATTCCTTATAATCATGGTACTGTTGTT